ATGAAAAAGAACAGCATATTGATGAAAAGCATAATAATGATACAGAAAACTGGGATTATATGGAAATGGAAGTAGAGTTGAAAAATAGATAGATATTAAGAAAACATCACAAAGATAGAAATTTTATATTTTATAAACATTTTGCGTATAAAATATTAACATGTTTTCATATTAAAGTTTAACTTCTCTTAACTAATTGTAATCTAAATATTAATTACCTATAATAAAATATGAAAGATAAACGAATGTCAAATCCAAAGAACTTCTGTGAAGAAGCCATGAAATTAGATATAAGATATGAATATTTAATAGAAGCTAAAATGTGTATTGGTGGTCAAAAATTAGCTCAAATGTTTATAGGAAAATCTTTAAGAGGAGGTGGCGATTCATTATCATCGGCAACTATTGAAAGTTGGATAAATACTTTTATTTTTGTTCAAAATAATCCTGATGAAAAAGATAAAGATCAATATTCTGCAAGACGAATAGAACCTAGAGATTCTTGGTACAAATATCTCGAAATAATAAAAAAGCCCATAGATGATGATGTTGTTAAAATGTGGAAAAATCTTTCTGCTAAAAAATTAGGAGATCAAGCCGAAAAATATGGCATAACTCTTGGAATTAGAAACGCCAAAGCGGTTGGAAATTTACAACAAAGAATGTTGGATATGGTTGAAAGACGAAAAAATAATATTTGGAATAAATTGGTTGAAGAAGTTGAAGTTATTGATGGTTCAATTGATGATAAAATCAATTATAAATTTAAAAATGTACCTGAACTTAGAAGAATTTGCAAAGAACGTAATTTACAAAATGCTCATATAACTGATAAAGAAGGTTTGATTGAACTTTTAGAAAAAAATCCTTTTAATGCAGTATATAATTTGGACATAAACAATATTTACACGATGACTCATCCAGAACTGAAAAGCTTGGCAAAAGAAAGGGGGTTCAATGAGTATAACAATGTCAGTAAAACCGATCTTTTACAAATGCATGAAGAATACGATCTAGAATTGAAAAAAATCGGAGAACAAAAAGAAAAAGAAAATGAGAATGTTTTAGATACATTTGAATTCGATGATAAAATTATTCGTATAATTAGACATAATAATGAACCGTGGTTTGTTGCTAAAGATATTTGTGATATTTTAGAAATAAATAATAATAGAAAAACAATTTCAGGAATTCCTGAAAAATGGAAGGGTGTAACTAAAAGTGACACCCTTGGTGGAGTGCAAGAGATGACTATAATAAATGAACCAGCTGTTTATAAAATTATCATGAGATCAAATAAACCTAATGCTCAAAAATTTCAAGATAAAGTTTGTGAGGAAATTTTACCTTCCATTAGAAAGAAAGGTTATTATAAATTAGAAGAAAGAGAAAAATTTTTACTAGAAGACAATAGACCTACAATTAAACGTATACTTGATTTATCTGAGTTTGATATTGAAGCTGAACTTTTGGAAATTGATTATGATTGGACAAAATGGACCAATAAATGTGTACTATATGTTGTTTATATAGGAGAAGGTTTAATAAAACTTGGTTTTAGTGACCATAAACTTGACAAGAGAGAAATTAAACATCAGGGCTCCGAAAGCAATTTTAAGCAATATCGTATGGTAAAAGTACTTGAAATTTCGGGTAAAATTGCCGAAGATAAAATGAAGGATCTACTTAACATATATAGAGTCAAGTTTCATAATCAACATGAAATTTTCAAACCCCCTTCAACAATTACAAATTTTATTGAAAATATAGAAAATCTACTCAGAGATAATGATTTACATATGATCATTTCTAAACAACAACAAGAAATAGCTGAATTGAAGTTAATAGTTTGTGAAATGGAAAAGAAAAATTTAGAACTACAACTGCAATTGAAATAATTTATTTATAATTTTTATACAATATTTTTGTATAAAAATGTTTGAATTTGACAAACCGTTTCAAAGTTACACTACTTGTGGTATAAAGGACAAGTGTTAAAAAATAAAAAATAAAAAATATCTAGATATAATAAAAATGGATATAAAAAATATAGAAATATTTCTATTAATTTCGCTTTATCTCTTTCTTTTTCAGTTCTCGTAAGAAAAATATTTTTATTTAATGGAGGTTTAAGTTCTTGTAACCAATGATTTTCTCGTATGATAAGATTTTCAGTTTCAATGTTGTCCTCAACAAGTTCAATAGAAAAATTATCACGACCCTTTTCTCTTATAAACGTGTATAAAGGAGTTGTTCCTTTCATTGATGCAGAATGATGGTCTCTTAATCTAGCGAAAATTTCTTTAACTCCAATATAAAATTGAGATTTATCCAAACTATAATAGACTTTATATACACGACCAACATCTCTATGTGATATAATATTTGGTGTTTTCATATTTAACGATGGTTTTAATTCGGTATAATGTTGTCTTTCTCTAACACCGATTTCATCAATCTTTTCGATTACAAACTCTTCCAATAACTCAATCGAGAAATTTTCAATACCATGTTCTCGAATACAATCGTAAAGTTTACCGGTTTTATTCTTTTTAGCATTACTCCTATGTCATTTGAATCTATCTTTAAGAATTCGAATAGTTGAACCAACGTAGATGTCAACTGTTTTAGTATTAACTATTTTATAGATACGTGCAGTTTTCATTTGGTAATGATAAAGTTTGAGAATTTTATTTTTTAAATCAATTTTTATACAATGTTTTGTATAAAAAATGTTTGAATTTGTAAAATTGTTTTTGAAGCACAAAATAAGGTCTTCATAGAACAGGGAAACCTAAAGCTCCACCAGAAACACGGATGATGTTGTTGTTTACACAAGTTACAATGAACTCAAAAGTTTGACTTTCGTAGTAACCAGAGCCACTAATTCCTGATCCACTAGGATTAGCGGCAGCATAAGCTGAATCAGAAGCTACAGGGACAATGCTCACATTGGTTAACTTTCCATAGTTAGTAGACCCTTGAGGATCCAAGCTCATAAAATCAAGGGAGTATGAGTAAGAATGGAATCCGATAACATCAGGGATAGTAGGAGCGTGAAAGTAAGGGTTGACAAGAGAGAAATAGTCAGATCCCATGTTAGCAAGACGAGCAGTGTTTTCATAGATAAGAGAAGTGTTATCAATAGGATCAGCTGCGGCGTCAGGATAAAACTTAACAACATCAGTTCCAGCGGAAGAAACAACGGTTGGAGAAGAAGTGCTGTAGTTAGACCATTCAGAAGCACATGAGGTATTTCTAACTGAAAAGAACAAAACTTTGATGGCATGTGAAAATCTAATATCAAAACTTTGATTTCTATTAGTCCAGGGGGTAAAACTCTGACGAGGAGCAGTTTGAACTTGCTCAATCAAAATATCACGTGGAGCGCATGCCATTCTCTTTCTTTCTTCATTGGAAACAATAGCATAATTTGCCCAAACTTGGCAAGTTCCAAGTACTGGGGTTCCTTCAACAAGCTGAGAGGAAGAAACTGTAGTGCTATTAGTTTGTTCATCATTGGTAGACAAAATCAACAAATCACTCCAGTTTCTCAACTTGAAGTTAATTCTCATTTCGTTGTAAGGTAGAGCAGCTGTAGGTAGAGCTACTCCACTATCTCTTCCATAAAAGAAGGGAAGAGGTAGATTCAAAGTGTATGAAGGAATAGTGTATCCAGCACTGTGAGGATCAATTAGATCACTAACATTACCGATCATATTATCATATCCATTCTTCTTTGAAGCAGGAGTAGTAAAGGCCGCCCAGAAATCTAGATGATAGTTATCAAATCTGGCAGCTACCAAGTCGTTAAAACTGATAGTGCATTCTTGGATAATGTTGTGCATCAAGTTTCTTGTCCATCTTAGAGACAAAGTACTTCCTCCGGCAGCAGAGGATAGAGTTACTGCTGGGGTAGTCAATCTGAGCCAAGTTTGAAGCAAATAATCTCCTGCTCTGGAGATTTGAAATGCACAATCTGTGCCAAAAGCAGCTATACCACTAGCTTTACTTAGTGTAACTGGAACTTGAGTGAACCAAGTTGATTTTCTGGTTTCACGAACGAAATAAGCAGTGGCATCTGGACCACCATACATATACTTTTCAATTTCATCGTAAGTTGCCAAATCGATGAATCCTGAAGTTACATTGGATGAACTATATGAAGACATTTTTTTTATTATATGAAACATAAAAAAAAATTAAAAAAATTATCTTAAGTATTTAAAAGAAACATTTTTTTTACATATTTATCTTATTTTTATTTTCAATTTTTTATATTTTTCTTACTTCAAATAAATTCTGTCTGTGAATTTGCATAATCAAAGTATTTATATACAGAAATATATTAAAGAAATAAAAGAAATGAGTCCAACTATGTTCATGTGTATTTATATCTAATAAATAACTTAACATATGATGAATATTTACCTGGTACTTTAGATCCAAAAAAATTAGCTTCACATAATTTAATATAGCATATGAACCACTATTACTATAATTTAATATAGCATATGAACCACTATTACTATAATTTAATATAGCATATGAACCACTATTACTATCATCTTCAGTTAGACAACCTTTTGGATCTGTTATTTTATGGAATGAGCCACGGTCTATAAATGGACTAAACTAACACACGGTTAAGGTACACGACAACAACCAAGGCAAATATTATCGAGAGATATAAAAAAAATGAAATTCTAATTTCAAAATAAATGATATCATTACTTAAAAAATAATATAATAATATAAAATGGAAGCAATACCAGAATATCCAGGAAATATTATAATATGTTTTTTAAACTTGATAGATTTAGTAAAATTAAAAGAATCAAAAGCTATGAATTATTTTTCAGACATAATTAATAGTAGAATAAAAAATATATTAGAAAATATTGATAGAAAAACGTTTAAGGATTATGATTTAAATTATCTAAATCTTCGTAAAATAGACATAAATCTTACAGAATATCTTATGAAAAAATTAAGAAACGAAATAGTTATGAAAAATAGTATACAAAAAATAGCATTTCCAAACAATTTAGAATATATTTATCAAAATGCTTTTTTAGAATGCGAAAATATAAAATCAATATTTCTTCCAGAAAATATAAAGAATATAGGAGATGGTAGTTTTGCAAGGTGTTTTAACCTAACAAATATAAATTTTCCATCAGGTTTAAAATCAATAGGAAATGGTGCATTTTTTAACTGTATTAATTTAAAAGGTAATATAAATCTTCAAAATAAATTAGAACATATAGGAAGGCATGCATTTTGTAATTGTTATAAAATAGAAAAAGTAATAATTCCATATAAGGTGAAAGAATTAAATAGTCATACATTTTATAGTTGTAAAAACTTGAAAGAAGCAATAATAAAAAATGGACTTAAAAAAATAGGTGATAATTGTTTTGGATTTTGCCAGAATTTAAGTAATTTAAGTCTTCCTCATACAATAGAATATATAGGAAATTATGCTTTTTCAGAATGTTCAACATTAAGTACAATTAATATGCCTTATGTTGAAAATGTAGGTTTAAATATATTTGGAGTAAAATATTTTACTTACAGTACACATATATCAACTATATTTATAACTAGTAATTTTAGTAATATTGATTTAATTGATATAAAAAACAAATATAATCTAGATAGAAGAATTAATGTAGTTATACATAATACCAAAAAAAGAAAAAGAAGCAAATAATCAAGGATAATATTTTGTTAATATTTTATTTATAATTTCTAAACTATCTCCAGTTATTTGCAAAGTTGGATTTAAATATTTTAATACACGTTTTATATAATTCGCAAAATTCTAAATATATATTATTAAAAATTCGTTTGTAAAGATTTTATTAAATTATATTTTATATTTTCTAAATTTGGTTTATTAACTTGTTTACATGCTGACATACATTGTTCAAAACTTGTATCTTTTTCTAAACTTAATAAATTATTTTTATCAAAATTTATATCGTATACTGAATAATAATCTCGGAATTTAAAAGAATCCTGCATATAATGTATCGCTATATTCGTTTCTCTCGCTTTAAAACATCCATTATTTATTCCGTATGAATCTGCTGTTACCAAACCATGTAAAGAAGATGTGATAATATTTTCGCAAGAATATATATCATTCACAACTGTTTCTATATAATTTCTTGGATCTATAAAAATTACATCAGGATTATTGAACACATTAAACTTTTCTATCTGATCATCTCTCATGTTTACTATATCACAATAATTAGGCATTATTCCTAATTTATATTTTATACTACCTCTTATTTTAGGTGTATATATTTTTTCTAAAATTAACCCTCCATCTCCTATATAAGTATTAGAAGTATCATTATGAAATTGTTTTAAAGTCAATTTACCCCTTACAGCAATCGGATCGTTTTTTAAATTTAATGTTTTAGTATTATACATAAATCCAGTTGTCCATATATGTCCTTTATAATCATTTGGACATATATGTAAAAGTGATCCAACGCCATATATTTGCGGATTTTTATTATCGTATAAAATATTGATGTTGAATTTAGAAAATATATATGGTGTTAATATATCACCAAAATTAGTATATTTATTATCAACATTAGGTATCCAATATCCGGATAGTGATTTCATTTTAAGAAAAAGAATATTATTTTTAAATCAATTTTCGTGGATCAAAAGGTGTATTGATAAAATGATAATAATTTTTTAGAGGAGTATATGGAGGAGGAGGAGATAAAAATAAATTTTTTTTTAGAGGAGATATATATGGAGGATATAACTTATTTTTTAGAGGAGATATTGGAGAAGATAACTTATTTTTTAGAGGAGATATTGGAGAAGATAACTTATTTTTTAGAGGAGATCTAGCAGATCTCCTCCTAGATCTAGGAGGAGATCTTTGCATCCTTTTTTTATTTATTTTTTGAGATCTTGTTTTTGAAAATAAGTTTCTTGGAGATAATATTTTACCTGGTTCAAGAATTTTTTGTGGATTGTACATATTTATTTATTATATATATTAATAAATTATAAAAAAAAATATTTTATAATTATTTATTTAATTGCAACACATAATGAAAACATTTTACAATATCAATATAAAATATTTTTTTATATATTTTTTTAAATATTACAATTAAGAAAAAATGAAAAAAGGAATAATTCCATTTCCTGATAGTGGATTAGGTAATCAAATTTTTATTTATATAGCTGGGTATGTTGCATCAGAGCATTTAAAATGTCCATTATATTTATTTAATAATACTAACTGTAATAATTCACACAGTAATAGAGACTATAAAGAAAGTATTTTCAAATATTTAGGTAATCATATTAATTATCCTATACATCAAATTAATGAAAATCCTTATTTTTGTGGATATTCTTATCATCATCTTAATATTTTTAGTGGATTTGAACCATGGGATTTTTCTTCTATTAA